ACCAAACATTGCACCCATAGTTTTGTTAGTCATTGTAACTGCATGGTCTTTGAAGACAAACTCATCATTACCAGTAAGTAATGGAAGAGTTACAGTTCTATCAGCTGCAAGTTCCGAAGCTGCAAACACATATTGATGGTCAGAAGACGTATCATTAATCTGTGGTGTTGTCAGAACAGGCGAAGTTAAAGTCTTGTTAGTAAGAGTATCAGCAGATACCAAACTCACCAATGTAGAACTTGCACCAATTGGAAGTAACATTGTATTTGTTATACCGGCACTATGTGGTTGCGCTTTAAGTGTTTGTCCGTGTGTGTTTGCGTGACAGTTAAGTTGAATTTGTCCTTCAACTGACGAACCATCACCTCTAATCTCAAGTATATTATTATCTGGTGTAACTTCTAGAGCACCACCAGTTCCAACAATTCCACCAGTAGTTACTGTGGTGATTGTTGCAGCAGTGACAGTACCACTAATGGTTGGTGATGTCAGAGTTTTATTTGTTAACGTCTGAGTTGCAGTGTTAAGTGTTACTGTATCAGATGTAAGAGCAGAGCCGTTACCTAGTTTGGTGTAGACTTCTACAAAGTTGTCATTAATCTTGTCTCCACCAGTTCTGAGGTCATCACCAGTACCGTCATTAGCGGAAGAACCAAGACCAAGTGCTTGATATGCCATGTTAGTTATCTCCTAAATTAATTTCTTTCATTTATTTATGTAGGTTACGCACCTATATCAAAAGTTTTTGCGTTTGAATCAAACTTAAATGCGTTTGATGAGAACCTTTCTGGTATTGATGTACTATCAAACTTTAAGTTATTTTTATCAAAAGTCGCAAATGCATCATCAAATCTTGGTATATTTGAACCAAAGTTCACTGATGTTTGTTCATCAAACTTATTTATACCACTGTCAAACGTAATGTTTGTGTCACTAAAGTCCACATTGTACTGTCCGACTGTATCTCTTGGAACTGCATCACCACCAGAACCATCAAACTTAACAGACGAACTATCAAATTTAATTCCAGTATCACTCATTAATGTAGTAACACCAGTTTCATCAAATGTTTCTGTACCACTATCAAATGTGATAAAGGTATTATCAAATGCATTTGTTCTTCCACTACCAGAAACTTGTATCTCGCCTGGTGGTGGAACATTAATAGATGTATTAAAAGCTGCAAGTGGTATTCTACCAGTTCCATCATCTACTTGGTCAATACGAATATTTCTAAATTGGTCTATAGTAAATGATTGGTCATTAATACCATCTAGATTTGTTGTCCTTGTAAGGCTTGGATAGTTTGGTATTGCTTCTGTAGTGTTTGGGCCGATACCAAATGCATATCTAGGAAGAAGGTCTAGGGTTGGGCCTTGTGCTCTTGGACTTCTTGCAACACCCACAATTACATTGTTTATTCTAGATAGAGTTATATCTCTTGTTGAACTTGTTAAATCTGTATGACTTTCAACATCTGATGCTGGTGATACTCGTAAAGAAGTTCCATCATCAACTGTACCCAATCGTCTACCAAATACTGCAACAAATAGTGTTCTCAATGTAGATGCAAGTTCTGGAGTAAATGACTCTAGTGTCTGTGCAGATATCTTTGCAGTCGCACGGCCCACAACTTCAACTTCACCAAACACATTCCAACCAGCAGGGTGGACGGTTGACTTGATTGCATCTCTCCATTCATTAATAGATTGACCAACACGAACAACATATGAATAATCTTGATAGTAGAAACTATCTTGAACTCTCATAACATCTTCTGAAATTTTACCATCTGCACCAAAGAATTCACCAGCTGTTGAACCTATAGTTCCTACAGTTGCAGTACCAGATGCAATACCAATATTTGCGATAACACCAGATGCACCACCAGTTGTCACAGTATTACCCACGGCTAAATTTGCAGTTGTATTCATTGATATCAATTGTCTTGCACTATCAAATGCAGTAACCGTTCCACTATGTGAAGTTAGTGCAGAACCAGAAACAAATGTTCCAGTAATATCTTTTAATACTGCGTGACGAAATGGGATTAGAGAGGGTGCAGAGTTATAATTAAATCCTTGGTTGGTAAATTCAAAAGAACCAACACCACCAACACCAGAGTTAGACGCAGTTATCAGTTTTGCACTTGACCCACTTACAGATGTAATACTTGAAACAGTCGGAAGTTTTGCATAACCATTTCCTCTTGCAACTATTCGTACATCCGTAATCTCATTTGATTGTGATGCGACACTGAGGTTTGCAAATGTGCCTGTTTCCAGAACAATCTTTGTTCCTTCATATGTGTCATTATAAAATGATTGACTCGTTTCTTCTAATGTGATATGGTCAGTCGCACTCATTCCGTAAGCTGCAACATCTCCTGCTTCTGGGGCGATTGCACCACCAACAACTGATACTTGTGCAACTGCACCAGAACCATCAGTTCCAGAATTATCTAGAACTATATTATCACCCACTTGATATCCAGTACCAGCATCATCAACAATTATCTCATCAACTTGACCAACTGTAACAGTCTGAACTTTTGCAGTCGCACTTTGACTACCAGTTGCAGATAAGTTGACAGTCTGGTCAGCGGTGTAGTACGCACCATTACTAGTTATTGAACTTCCAGTGACAATACTGTATGGTGTAAAGGTAACGTCTTGGTCTGTAACAGTAGAAATACCTCTTACTGTTTCTCCTTGAACAAAAGTTCCACTGACTGTTTCAGCATCCAATTCAAATTCAATAATGTCCGTTTGAGCTTCTCTGAATGTAATAGATGATACAACAATCGCAGTTGCACCAGATGTATCTCCAGATACAGTTTGACCAATAAGTTCAGATGGAACACCGTTAACTAAATTAACTCTCATAATATTCCGTGTAGTCCATTTACCATCAGACACACGAATCATATTATCAGTAGGATAAGATATCCTTGGTTCTTGATTTAAAAGAAGTCTAAAGAATAACTCATGACCTTTCTTTGTACCCTTTGAAAGATAAAGGTCACGAATATTTTTTATAAGTTTTCTTTTATCAACTCCAGCGTCAACATTATCTACAATACCTTCAAGAAAAGAATCTCTAAATTTATCTAAGAATGTATATAAGGTTGCATCAACATTTGAATAATTAAGAAGTTGTTGAATACTAGAAACTGGATTTGGTCTATATGTTTGTAAAGTACCAGAGGAATTAGAAGATGAACCAGATACAATCTCGCCAATTATGAAACGAGTTTGGGATGTTACGAATAATCTTTTATTATTATCAACATCATCAACTAAGACCTTTGCAGTCGCACCAGAGGTTTGACCAGTAATTGTTTCTCCAACTTCAAACTTAACATCAGAATCTTCTAAAACAATCTGGTCACCATTCTCATCTAAAATAAAATTTACAGATGTAGTTTCTTCTCTAACATAATTATTAACTTCACTAAAAGTAATCTCTGCACTTTCTAGAAATTGATAATAGAATTTTACAAACTGAGAAAAAACTGGATGGTCTGCTTGAATAAATTCAGGCAGTTGATGTTGTATATGATTTGATACTTTGTTTTTTAAAACATTATCATTATTGGCCATAACTAGTATCCACTAGAGCTACTTGACGAACTTGAACTTGTTGAACTAGTTGAAGAACTTGATGCTGAAGATGATGAACCACTATATGAACTTGTGGTTGCAACACCCACACCAGCACTTGCACTACCAGTTGCGATTGTATCTACGTTTGCGTTAATTGTTGTATTTGTTAAATCTATTTCTAAAACTTGATTTCTCACTGCAATGACATCATTTGACTCTGGAGTTACTATTAATCTAATATTATTTGAAGATGCACCATCTACATTAGAAACTTCAGTAATGTTGAGAGAAGTTAAAACGATTTGACCATTTGCATAGTCAATAGTTCCAGCAGTATTATCTTCATAAGTGTTTGTTGTACCATCTGCAACATAATACATTCTTACATTGCCCTTGCCATCATCATTTAAAAACATTTCATTTGTATTACCAGCAACTTTGAAACCAGAAGATGAAAGAATACCACCAGCTTCCATGTCATGGCCAGAATGTGGATTATATAATGCATTACTAAATGGAATAGTATATTTTGTTCCAGTGTTTATGGTTGGAGTAAAATCTTTACTCAACTTGACTGTTGTAATATTAGATGTGATTGCATCATCAGTTTCATCAATTAATCTTGTAAATGCAGAGTGTCTAAATGCACTATCAAAATTAGTTAAGTTATTTGTATTAAAGTTTGTAACTGTTGTTAGAACATTTGATTCTAAAGTTTCTTTTGCTTTAATTGTATTCTTAGAGTTATAAGTAAAGACTATTCCCAATCTTAACTTTGTATATTCTGGGTCAACAATTGTTGGAGTGACAGATGCAATACTATAAGTTTCTTTTAAATCTTTTACAATTTGATTTTTTGCAGATGCAGTGATAGAACCAGATGTTGGTACAATAGAAATATAAACTCGACCATAAACTGGAATATCATTATCCTCACCACCATAAACTTGAACAGACTTGGAGTTGGCATATACTTTAGGAACAATTGCTTTGAAGTCGTTGACTGTGACTGCACGACCTTGAGCTGCGTAGTCAAGAGGTGCGTTGAATTTAATTGATTGAATACTTTCTTTTTCTGCACCACCAGATGCATTTGAAACAGTTGCAGTTGTGATATTAGTAATAGTGGATATGGTCGCAGATGTTGTAAAAGAACTTGCACCGTTTGCTTTTGTTTTGTTTGTAACAACATATCTCATACGAACAATATTCCCATCAGATAATGCTTTACCAGTGATACCATCACCAAAATAAACTTCAAACTTACCGTCTATACTTTCTTGTAAGTAATATACATTAGAGTTAGATTTAACTTGTGTATTATCTAATGCCTGTGTGAAAGTTGTTGAAATTGAAGAAGACGCATTATCAAAAACATCAACAAGTAAAGTTGATGTATCACCATTCTCATCATTAACATAAAACTTTTGGTCAACATTCTTTGTGTCTACTGTATAACGATTAGTTACATATGTTCCTTCATGAATAGGAATGTTAGAAAATGTTAATACACCATTTACTGTTTGTGCAGTATGTTCCGAAACTGTTACGAACTGATAATTAATATCATCAATAACTGTAGTAAAAACTGTTCCTACTGGAATAGTTGCAGAAGTCAGTGAACCAATATTATTTAAAGTTACATTTACATTTGCGATAGGAGCTCTTACAGAGTTAGGAATATAACCTAATGTCTTTGCATGGGAAACCACAGAAGAACGAACAGACGCAGTGTCAAGGAAAGCTTCGTTTGCAACCATGTTCATATTCATTGCAAGGTAATGTGTATTGTATGAAAGAACATCCAACAAAGCACTCATACCAGAACCTTCAAAGTCATAATCAGTAAAGTCTGATTGATTTCTCATAAAGGTTTTTAAATTAGATTTGATATCATCAAAGTCTAAATCAGTAACGTCTAATCTTTTTTCTGTAGTTGCCATTATCGTAATCTCTCTAGTGTAAATGATAAATCAATAAGTTCTGTAGGTGCGTTTTGAATATAAAATTCTACTATAACTTCATATTGATTATTATCAAACCTTGGAATAACTTCAACTGAAGTAAGAAGTGCTCTGGGTTCAAAGTTTGTTATTACATCCGTTATGTGTCTTTGTAATGCTTGTGCAGTAAATGGAGTCATATTCTCAAACAACATATCACGAACACCAGATGCAATCTCTGGGTGAAAGGGTTTTTCATATTCACCTATTTGCACTAAGTTACGCACACTTCTTTTTACAGCGGCTGCATCAGTCAAAGTATTAATCTGCTTAGTAACTGGATGTCTACCAAAGTTGAGATTAATATCTTTGTAGATTTGCACTGAACGAGAAGAATTATTTGTTCTCTCTGCATCTCTATATGCTGGTTGTACTGCCATTATGCTTCTTGACTCCCTAAAGGTTTACACTGATAATCTATTTCTTCCCAATGTCCATCTCTCATAACTTCTAGTTCTGTTTTCAGAACAACACATTCTTCTTTGTTTTCAAAAAACTGTACATTCTGATATAAACAATTTGTATCAGAAAAACACGCAGTCAATAATAATGTCCATATGATTTCCATGATAACCTCTATCTTTATTTATACGAACCAACCAGCAGCTTTAAGAGTTGGTTTTGCCCAACCATATTGAGATTTCCTAGAACCAGAAGGCCCCCACTGTCTGGTTCTACCTAAGTCACAATGTATAAAGTTTGCACCACTACTAGAACTAAAGTATAATCCTAGACCTTTGATACCAACAGCTCCTGCCTTTTTGATAAAGTCAAGTCTTTGTTCTTTTGTAGTATTACTCATCACCACATCACACGCAAGTCCTTCTTGATGTACACTCTTCTTTGCACCACCAACTTTTTTATTATATGTTGGTGAACGATACGCACTTGTAATTGTTAAAGTAGAACCATATGACTCTGCAAGTTCTTCAAGTATTCTTCCTAGTTGTGGACTTATTCTTGGGTCTGTATGTCCTAAGAATCTAAGTCTGTCTTCTAAGTTATGACCAAACTCTTTTGTGTATGGGTCAAATTCTGAACCACCAGTATAGTTTTCTTGATTGAGAGATGACTCTGTTTGTATCGGCCCTGCTTCTCCAGTTACAGGCGAAGTTCCACCTCCACCACCATCACCATATTCAATACCTTCATTCGTGTCTGGGTCAATACCATTTGCAATTTCTACTGCACGACCATCAGAGATTGCACGAGCTTGTGTTGCATCCATGTTTAGATTATCCAAACCATACGCACTTCTAACTGTTTCTACTGGGTCTAAGTCAACCTCAAGTAATTCTGTTTCTACAACTTCATCTGCAATACCATTGTCACCAATAAGAACAGTAGGTGAACCAGTTTCAATGACGTTAGAACCATCAACTCCAGTGATGCCTGGTGGGTCATCACCAGTATCAGCAGTGTCACCTTTACGGGCTGCAAGTTGTGTTGCACTTGGTTGATTAATTTTAATTGTGGATGCACTGTCCATTGTTACTTCTTTAGTAACATCAAAGTCGTATGTTCCACCAATTCTTTCTATAACATTTGTGGTGTAGTCTTTTGTGATATCTGATTTAATATGTTCATTAAATTTCTCACCAAAGATATTTGTAACTGTATGGTCAACCGAAGTTGTTTTGAAACCATTCTTGACAATCTCTTTTGAGAAACCTTCAGTAGTTCCACCACACATAACTTGTTCAGTCTTATTACCTTGTAC